AGTTTACCGAGACAGGTATTCCTAAGATTGACGAGACTGTGTTAGCAGGCATCAAGATACCAGAGGCTCAGGTCATTGCTGAGTATCTGATGCTGAATAAACGTATCAGTCAGATTGAGTCTTGGATGGAAGCTGTTGGTAAGGATGGTAGAGTACATGGAAAAGTTATAACCAACGGCGCGGTAACCGGCAGAATGACTCACTCTAGTCCTAACATGGCTCAGATCCCCAATGCAGGAAGCATCTATGGCCCTGAGTGCCGTGAGTGCTGGACTGTTGAAGAAGGTAATGTGTTGGTAGGTTGCGATGCTTCAGGTCTGGAGCTTCGTATGTTGGCTCACTATATGAAGGATAATGATTATGTCAGAACAGTTACAGAAGGAAGTTCAAAGCTTGGTACAGATGTACATACGGTCAACCAACGAGCTGCTGGACTTGCTTCACGAGACAATGCAAAGACATTCATCTATGCCTTTCTCTACGGAGCTGGCGATGCAAAGATTGGAAGTATCGTTGGAGGAACTGCTAAAGTTGGTAAAGAACTCAAATCAAAGTTTCTGCGACAAACACCCTCACTTGCAAGACTCATCGAAAGAGTCGGAAAGCAGGCAGCAAAAGGGTGGGTTCCCGGACTTGATGGGAGACGTATTTGGGTTCGATCAGAACACGCTGCCCTCAATTCACTACTGCAAGGCGCTGGAGCCATCGTGATGAAGAAGGCTCTCGTGATCTTTGACAACAAACGGGTAGCTAATAAGTGGCCTGTAAAGTATGTCGCCAATGTCCACGATGAATTTCAGATGGAATGCCCTAAAGAGATTGCGGATATAGTCGGAGCTGCTGCTAGAATGTCCATCATTGAGGCAGGAGAACACTATAAACTTCGCTGTCCTTTGGATGGTGAATACAAGATCGGTGCTAACTGGAGACAGACTCACTGATCTTATAAATAATTGTAACAGTGCTTGACTTTGTGTTGAATGCTGCTATAATATATGCAAGACGCGAGTATGGTGGAATTGGTATACACAGCAGACTTAAAATCTGCCGCCTGAGAAGGATTGAGGGATCGAAGCCCTCTACTCGCACCAATAATGACAGGCCGGAAAGACGGTCACTTTCATAAAACTTAAAGGAAATTCAAATGGATAACAAACCAGTCAAAATCGCAGGTCAAATCTTCTGGGCTAACTGGATGAAGGAATTCAATACTAAATTTAACAGCGAGAATGAAAAGTATGAGTGCACCATCGGTATGCTCTCTGACAAGGCTTGTGAAGCTCTTAAAGGCTTGGGTATTGTGATCAAGAACAAAGACACAATGGGTAACTACATTGTGGGTAAGAGTAAGTTTCTGTTCGAGCCTATGGACGCTGAAGGCAACGCCATCGACATTAGCAAGATTGGTAATGGTACTAAGGTAACTGCTCTGGTTGGTAGCTATGCTCATAAAATGTCGAGCAAATTTGGCAAAGCACCAAGTATTGGAAAAATTATTATTACTGATCTAGTGACCTACGGCGGAGACGAAGATGACAACGAAGATGACATTCTTTAATGGAATGTCGGTAGAGGAGCTTCGGCTCCTTTATCGCTACGACGAAGAAACAGGTAAACTGTTTTCTGTTACTACTAATAAGGAAGTAGGATATGATAACGGTTTTGGTTATCTTCGAACAAGTATCAAAGACAAGAAAATAGTTTTGCATCGTCTTATCTGGCTCTTGACGTATGGTTATCTTCCTGATAAAGATTTAGACCATATCAACGGTAACCGGAAAGACAACCGTCTTATAAACTTGCGAAAAGCTACTAGATCTGAAAATCTACAAAACCAAACTAAAGCAAAAGGCTTTCACTGGTTTGAACCAGCAAAGAAATGGATGGTGTCTGTGAAGAAAGACTATAAAGCACAGCATATCGGTTACTTTGATACAGAGTTGGAGGCACGTGCTGCATACATGAGAGCGAAGCGAGAGTTACATCCTTTTGCTTTTACAACATGACAGAACCTAATTATGCTGTAGTTGATTCCGACTTTCTGATTTACAAAATCGGATTCTCTACTGAGGATGTGTCTGAATCCATAGCTAAAGCACGTCTTACCGAGTGGTTAGAAGACTTTTTATTCATCAAGTTAAAGGTGGATGCTTATGATTGTCATTTAACAGGTAAGACAAACTTTAGGAACGCTATTGCTATCACGGTTCCGTACAAGGGTAACAGGGTTGATCTAAAGAAGCCTAAACATTATCAGGCTCTACGAGATCACTTGGTTAAACGGCATGGAGCTGTGATTTCAGTCAACGAAGAAGCTGATGATACTGTCGCTATCGTTGCAACACAACGGCTTGATAATTGCTGGGTTGTGGGGCAAGATAAAGACTTAGATCAGCTTCAGGGATGGCACTACAATCCTGTTCGAGATGAGAGATACTATGTCGATGAGTTCACAGCGTATAAGTCGTTTGCAACGCAACTTCTCACTGGAGATAGGATTGACAATATCCCATGCTTGGCAGGCATTGGCCCGAAAAAGGCAGCTAAAGCTCTCCAAGACGCAAAGACGAAAGAAGATCTCTTACGTTGTGCGTGGAAGAAGTATGAAGAACTGGGACATACGATGGAGTACTTTACAGAACAAGGACAGCTCTTGTGGCTGAGACGTTATGAAGGACAAATATGGCAACCGCCAAGCAAGTTGCAATTAAATACGGGTTCAGATCAGGACTTGAAGAGCGAGTAGCGGAGCAGTTGGATCAGTTAGGTGTGTCTTATACGTATGAGAAGGTCAAATTGAAGTATATTCGTCCTGCTTCTGCTCATGTGTACACCCCTGACTTTCAACTCCCAAACGGGATCATTGTGGAGACTAAAGGGCGCTTCTTAGCACCTGATCGTCAGAAGCATTTGTTAGTTAAGAAACATAATCCCGATCTCGACATTAGGTTTGTATTCAGTAATTCCAATGCTAGGATCAGCAAAGCGTCTAAGACTACGTATGCTATGTGGTGCAGGAAGAATGGATATAAGTTTGCTGATAAAACTATCCCAGAGGAGTGGTTAAATGAGTGATGTAGAAAGATTCTACGAAGCTGCACGTAAGCACTTCCCAAATGCTAAGGCATGGAGTAAGCTTAATCAGTTTGAACAGATGCAGCTTATTCAAGGTATCAACCTAATCTTAGGAGTAATGACAGATGAGGGTTAACGTAGTAGAAACACGGACAGTAATTTATACGTTTACTAAAGAAGAACAAGACTATCTTATTAAAAGAGGTATGTGGAAGTTTATCTATACTCGTTTGCTGGACAATGAAAGGATTGAAGTTGAGTAAAGTATCATTGGTTTGTTATTCCGTCCCTGCACCGGGACTTGTTGAGAAAGGTATCAAAGATGCTCAAGATCTTCTTGCGTACATGGCTCGTGTCTCTAATCCAGACAACCAATATGCCACTGAGTCCGGGCCTAAGTTACTGAAGTATCTGATTAAGAACAAACACTGGTCTCCTCTGGAGATGGTACACTTGTCCTTGGAGATTGAGACTACTCGGGATATTGCTCGTCAGGTCTTGCGTCACCGTAGCTTTAGCTTCCAAGAGTTCTCTCAGCGATATGCTGCTGTACAAGGCTTTGAACTGTCTGAGGTACGTTTACAGGATGTCCGTAATCGACAGAACAGCATTGAGGTAGGAGACTCTGATATGCACCACTGGTGGTTTCAAGCTCAAAAGCGTGTGCGTGATGATGCTGAGTTGATGTACAACATGGCATTGGCTAAAGGGGTGGCTAAGGAGCAAGCTCGTAAGCTGTTGCCTGAAGGCTTGACAATGAGTCGTATGTACATGGCAGGTAATCTGCGTAGTTGGCTTCACTATGTGGATATTCGCTGTGACAAGGCTACGCAGAAGGAACATCGTGAGGTAGCGGAGCAGGTTAAGCTGATCGTTTGTGAGCAGTTCCCTGCTGTTAAAGAATTGTTTTATGCACAGGAGTTGAATAATGCGTATTGAACAGGTTGAAGACTTGCTGGATGAGTTTGACTTTGATAAGGTCAAGAAAGTTATGGATTTCTTGGAATGGCATTATTGGGATAGTCCTGATAAAGAAGTGTCTATCGGAGAGATTCGGCGTATGGCTCGATACTTATTGGAGATTGCCTACAATGCTGATCCGAGTCCTGAGTTCATGACAGGCTCTGGTGGCTTTGAAGTGACTCGATATATGCACCCCGGAGATACTACAAAGTATATTTCCTTGAAGTTTGTTGTAACAGAATGGAGTAACCCTGCATGTTGATTGAAGAGTATCAAGAGCTGGCGTTTAAGACTGCGCTAGAGACAGCTAAGAACCCTGCTTACATGGTAGCTAACCTTACCTCTGAAGCTGGCGAAGTGGCAGGTAAGTATGCCAAGTGGATTCGAGATGGTGTCTTGGACGAAGCAGGTATGCAAAAGGAAATTGGTGATGTGTTCTGGCAGATCGCTGGCCTGTCTACAGTTATGGGATGGAGCTTGGCTGATATTGCAAGTCAGAACTTGAAGAAGCTTGCACAGCGACAAGTGAACAATACTTTGAAAGGATCTGGCGATGAACGATAAAGAAGAGATTATGCAAGTGTTTGGGTTCTCTTACGTTGATTGTAGTGGCAAGGCGTATACGAAAATCATTGAGACACCCGGAGTTACGTGGCATGAGTGCATGGACGGCTATGTAAAGTTCTTAGAGTCAGTGTTTGGCTATGACATTAAGAATCAAGAACTTTACAT